AACAAGTTGATCGTATTTATCTGACCAAGGTATAAAGTTTTTACATTCTTCTCCTTGCCAAGAAGATACTTCATTAGTTTGTATATCTTTGGCCACAATACAATGTAACTTAGTAGCATCTAAGCTGTCCGTTTCTATATCTACTATACATTTATTCATCTTCCACCACTTCAAAAGGATTATCAACTTGGGTTAATCTTCCAGTATCTTTATCATAGAAGAGATAACTAGCCACCCCTGTATCCCCAGTGTACCTATTTTTAAGTACACGTAGTACAGTTGTGTTAGCTTCTGTCTCATCACCTGCTTGCTGATTTCTCTCCAATCCAATAACTGAATCGCTGAGGTGAGCGATGCTGGCACTCCCTCTGAGATGAGACAAAGTAATTTCTTTCCCATTTTCGTGTCCATTATCACCTGAAGGTCTACGTAGATGAGATACCAAGAGTAATCCACACCCTGTTTCTTCTACAAGACTACGAAGCTTAGTCATAAGAACGTCAATAGACTTACGTTCATCACCAAAATCTTCTTGACCTGATACAAGGATGGACAAGTGATCCAAGATTATCCACTTACATTCCAAAGCCTTAGTCATGTATCGGATGCGGCTAAGAATTTCATCATTACTTATAGAACCAAAGTGATCAAAGGCAAAGAACCTTCCAGTCCCTACAGTATTTTTCTGAAACTTTTCTAAATCCTTACGAGAATACTGATCACGAACTTCTTTAATATACAATCGAGCATCAGCTTCCACTGACATAATGTTAAAGGCTGTGTTCCGAATGCTTTCTTCCATAGCTAAGATACCAATGTTATGCTTAGTACTTTTAAGTAAGTGATGCATTAGCTCTCGCATGACACTAGACTTACCCATGCCAGCGCCACTAGTAAAGGTAACAAGTTCTCCAGTACGCATACCATATGTCTTATCATTGAGACCTTGCCAAGGATACAAGCACGTCTCGAAGAACGATTCATCATAGAGAGAATCTTGTAAAGAATCTAGATTAATAATACCTGCTGGTGTGAAGGGCTTGGCATTCCACCATTCTTCTGTAAACTTCTGTCGCTTATTCATCTTGAGATATTCATTAGCATCCTTGTATTCAAGATGAATAACCTTACATTTATTAGGCTCAAAGAGTTGTGCTACTTTAGCCGCTGCCTCTATACCAGGAGCATCTGAATCAAAACACAGCACCACATTATCAAAGCTGTTAAGATACTCAAAGGATCGTTTACAATCTTGCAAGGCAGCTTGAGCGCCTGACTTAATAGAAACACATGGCCACTTTGATCCGAGTAATTCATAAGCAGACATAGCATCTAACTCACCCTCACAGATGGTAACATACTTACCACGAGGAGTGAAAACATTTTGACCAAACAAACAGGCGCTTTGTATATCACCTTCTGACCAATACTTTTTACCTTCTACTTGTTTAACTTTATTACCTGTAAACTCTCCCTTAGTATTAAAGTATTGATAGATGTGATGTGTGATAGTGTTACCATTAGCTTTTACAAACGTATTATATTTCTTACAAGTCTCTACTTTAATCTTACGATCATCAATACCTCGTTGCTCTCCTACAGTAAAGCCTTCTTTTATATTCTGCATAGGTACAACCACTTGGTCAGTCCTTTCTTTGAAGTGTGTGTTACAAGCAAAGCAATGAGAGTATCCTTCTGAATGAGTCACGTTAGCATCACTTGATCCACACTCAGGACACTCACCTCTATCTAACCACTTACCATTCATAATTATTTCCTAATAACAGACTTGCCAAAATAAGATATAAGTATTTTTCTAGTATGTGTCTCTGTAAAAATACAATCATAAGGATATATCCATATAATTTTATTAGAGTCGAACACACTTAATAATGCTCCTTTGTTTTTAAGAAATTTAAAATATACAGTGTAGTTCAATGACTTACAAAGTATTATTTTATTTATTACATCTTCAATCAAAATCTTCAAGAGCCTTTGCATATAAATTTTCTGCGAACTCTATCTTGTCACTCATTATTTCTTTGGTCTCTTGTCTTGCTAACTTTTTAGATTCTTTTACATCATAACCTTCTTGCTTATACTGTCGAGTAAGAGAACGAAACACTTGGCGTTCTTCTTTATCCCATAGATTCTTAGTCATCGTCCGTTCCTTTATCATTATCATTACTAGATAAGTCAGGGAAATAATCTTTTACAAATTCTATTATCTCTGACTGTTCGTGAGGATCGTAACCTTGCTCAGTCATAAAACAAAACAATGTAAACACACAGTCTTCCCATTCTTCAGTCGATACTTCTATATAAACTTTATGTTTATCTTCTATTGCTTTTTTAATAGCAGTAAAATCAAAAACTTTACATATAGTTTTGTCAGTCATTTAATTTTAATTTCATTTGATTCTCATCTTCTATTTCAGCCCAAGTAGTTTTATCAGATAGATGTTTAATTCTTATGTGTGCTTTATTTAATTGTTCTTGTAAGTCTCTAACATTCTTATGTAATATTACATTCTCTCTAGTTAAATCTTCTTCATGACCCATAATATATTCTCCATTGTATACTATATCTTTTATACGTCCCATGCTTACCTCTTTTAAATGGATAGTATCATGCTATTCTTGGTTAGTCAATATAAAAAACATGCGTACCTATTTGTTCCAATCTTTCCATGTAGTTAGCCCATCTAGGATAGACATAACTAGCATGGTAATGAGTTGAACCCAGTGTAGAATTTAACGTCACTCCTTTTAAAGCTAGTGAGGCTACATGATAGGCTGTGTCCAGGGCTTTTTTATTAATACTCATCCATTCTTTTTTACCATCACAGTAATAACTAAAGGCACATTTATTTTTAATAATGTTTCCTTTCCAGTATAGTCCTGCATGTACAACTTTACATATTGTATTTGGAAACTTTGCAAGATGAGCACGTTCAACTATTACATTAGCTACTGCTAACTGTCCTATAAAAGATTCAGATCGAGCCTCATGATAGACTGCTTCTACTAAACAATTTAGTTCTGTATCTTCTTCAGCATAAGCTATAGAAGAAAAGAAAATCATACCTAATATTATAATGAATTTTATACACGCCATGCTCCCATCTCCAGTCCTATTCGTTCTTTTTGTAAAGCTTTTAAGTCATTGATTATATTGTTTAAATCAATAACACTTTTATTTTTTAACTTATTTATATACTCTTGTTCTCCTAGTGTTTTATTAACAATAGAATTTTCATTAACAATACTTAGTGTAGTAGATAAGTCTTGTAAAGAATGAACTAAATTTGTAAGAGTCATCTTGTTCTCCTATATAAGACGTATTAAATATTCAAATAACATAGCTAACAAGTCTGACATAATTTTCTCCTTAGTGCAATCTCCAAATATGGATATCATTTTCTTCTTGTTCTTCAGGATCAATATCCCATAGTAATTCTAGTAATTTATATGCATCTTCTTTGGAAGAGAACACTTCAACCTTATTGCCTACAGCATTAGGCATGACATGTAGATTTTCTAATATAGGTTCACCTTCAATCTGTACTATGATAAACATCATTAGACCTACATTTATTTCTGTTCTCTTCTTTCTTTTTATTAGGCACAACTTGATGCTTCCTTCGTTGTTCCCAGTAAGGATCACGAAAGTTTAAACGCTCGACACGTCGTCGCTTATTAGTTAAATACTCTAACGGAATCGATGTACTGATTGTATTCATGTTCCCATTCCTCTAATTCTTTATTTAATATTTGATTACAATCCCTTACAGATACATCAGTAATAGATGTTGCGTCACTATGCCGCAGTATAACTGTGTCTAAAGCCTCACCACATAGTGTATCAGCAGATAAATTTATCTGAACATGGTCATGAAACTTATATTTATACATCATACTTCTCCTTTCTGTAGATAGTATATCATATAATTATATAGAATGCAATCGTCTATGAAAAGCAGATAGCTGCTTCTTGTACTTCATGATCTTCATAGTCAGTGATGAAAGAAATCATTAAAGAATTAACAATCTCTCTGTACTCTGGCTGAGAATACTTATCAATATTTATTTCCTTGATAAGGTCTACCATTCTAAGCGTATCGGATAAAGGTATTTCTGTTTTCCACATAGTGACTGCTCCTAATGTTGTGATAAGTGTACAATCTGTTGACGCTGCATAGTAAGTTGACTGAAGCAGCCAGCCTTACAAGTATCGCAATGTCCTTTCAATTTCTTATGTGTCTTGGGACATAGAAATACTTTCTTCTTGGTGGCTGGACTATGTGTCAAGGTATCATCTCCATAGTACATGATGTTCCAGCCATCATCTTCCAGCATCTTCCATTCTTCTGTAGTATTAGATGGATCAACACTTGCATTGATAGCAATGTTCTTGATAGGAAATAGAAAGATTTCTATCAAAGTCTTGAGATGAGGACGACGCCATGCTCTAGTAGGCACCCACCAAAGCGTATCAGGATTATCCTCTACCATTTCCTTAACCTTGAATACATCTGCCATGTTAGCAAAGGCTTCACCTCTAGTCTTTAGACGTACTCGCTTGGTTTGCTTACGTTTACGTTGAAGAAAAGGTTTGACAGAAAAAGGATCAAGGTTCTGCCAGATACCTTCTATCCTATCATCTCTGTCATGCATCTTGGGATAGAGTTTATATAACTTATTATTGAAACAAGTAGCAGCACAGAACTCTGTCTTGTGTACGCATGATCCTCGATGGTTTAAGGTATCATTGATGGGTCGATCAGTGGCGAACTGTCCTATGTCCTCACACCAGCGAAACAGATCAGCAAGTTCTTTGTTGGTAGTCATTAGCTTTTCCTTTTCCTTTCAATACGAAAGATTTCTTTTGTGTAGTCTGTCTTCTTAGCAAGTATGTTAAACCTATGCCTTGATCTTTTAAGATTGTCAAGGAATTTTTCAAAGTCAAAGGTGGTGTTCTCAAACGCCTCCAATAATGCTAGTTGAAAAGGTTTCCTATCTAAAACATTTATATCTAAAGTAGGATTAGTAGGACATCTCTGCACTCGCCTAATTTTAAGTAACGTATCTTTAATATGATCTCTATTAAAAGAATCATACTTTAACTTACCATCTTTAAACTCCCAAGTAACCTGAACATATTGAGATGACTTATTAAAGATGGCAATAAGAACACTGTTAGATACTAAGTTCTCTTTCTTATATTGCTTATACATATTGTATGCATGAGAAGTTTCTTCATTGTTAGCCCAGAAATCTACAAAGTTTGATAAGCTCCAATTTTTTTGATAAGTATTTAAACTTATCAGGTTTACTATTTCTGTACTACTATCTTCTAAGATATGAAAAGGTAATCCTAAAGATAACGCAGCTTCAGCACGATGTTGACCGTCTATTATAAATATATTTCCTTCTTCTCTTACTTGAACTATAATGGGTTGAAGATGTAGCAAATTATTCTTTTTAATATTTTCTTTTATCCTTATCACATGAGTATTATTAATATTTCTATTACGAAACTCATGTTTTAATTCATTATACAAACTATCATGAGGATATACTTTATAAATTGTAGCTGATACTTCTAGGTTTTCAAAAGGCGATGACATTTTACTTCTCCTAAAGTAAAGGACAGTTTACAGACATGTCCAGGTCATAAGGTTAAGCTACTAGACGATAGCGTGTGTACGTCTCACCCTCTGGTGTACGTGCTTTGATAGCGGCAATGATGTGTCCCATCTTACGCAAGCGAGAGATGGTAGCTGTCAAGTTCTCTGCCCATCCACGTTCGATAGCAGTCTTGCGCGTGACTCGATTACGCTTACGCAAGGCTCGTAGTACTTTACTTTCTGCTGACATTATTTAATCTCCTTAAATAAGTTATTCCATTCTTCATTTGTAATACCTGATTTAATAAACTCTCGATCAGGTGCCGAGACTTGAGGCATGGCATCTTGAATAAGCAAACCATTCTGCCATGCATCCAGTTGCTGGACAGATACATCTATATCTTTAGTGGTGATGTTACCTGTCACTAAACTTTTCTTTGTGATTAACATACTTCAAGTTCCTTCCACATCTTGTGGTTTAACATCTTTTTGACTTGATCTTCTCTCGTTACCTTGGTGGTATGAGCTTTTGATCCTTCCTTTCCACCATATTCTGGATGACTAGACCAGTAGGTTGCCGCTTGGTATGCAGTCCATAAGGTTCCTTCAGTACGTTGAGCATACTTCTCATACCTACCTTGTCCCAAGAGATATCTATTCTCTTCATCAAATATCTTCATGAGATTAGATAGTTTCTTTTTGTTGGCTACTTGCTCACGCTTAACATTATCCTGACGATGGGCAAGCGTTTCTGTGAATAGATCAATAGCAGTGTCACGATTGATAGGTGTATCACACCATCTCTGCATCTGATTCATACCATCTCCTGCTATGTACTCAGCAGCAGTCCTAATCTTAGCGGCAAACTGTGGAACCGAGAAATTCTTAGTGTGTTTTCCATACACATATGCTAATACATTTCCTGATACTAAACTATTGTAGCATAGAGATCGAAATGCTCCTACATATCCATTGTTAGCCCATGTTTGATTTTGGCTAGTCCTAAACCTAAGCTCAGGAACTACTACATCTCCCTCTGATATTTTCATAGGATGAGCAGGAAACTTAGCAACAAGTTCTAGCCTAGCCCCTTTATCATAAACATTTGTTTCAAATTCTGCATCTGTCAGGTCTAATCCTGATTGACGTAAAGATTCCTCTACTGCATCTGTAATTTCCAGGTACTGTGTAGGATGATAGTGTTCGCTTACAATAGCAAGCGTTTCTCTTGTATCATTACGCATTAGTCCTACCCCAACATCTGTAGGAACATTAATAAGAGGAAACTTACTTACACTAAAGTCAATAGCTTCATGATTAAACATTAGAAAGATACTCCTTGTATAGTGTTTCTGTGTCACGCCAGTAACGAAGAGGCATCACATCGTAACGCTTCTCCATCATGTCTCGCCATTCATGGAAGGATATAGGACGCCTCGTCATTTCTTATACTCCACTTTGACAGGCACCCATCTCTTAGGCTGCCAATGCACGACGGTTTTTCCCTTTACCTCACTCGTATGAGGCGGGCCGCTATCAACCCAGGACCACGTAACCATAGCCCCGTCAACAGGACGGCGGGCTTTTTCTAAGCGTGTATACATATCACTTATTCCTATCTATAAATTTTACTGCTAGGAGAATAGCAACAATAATTACTATCCACAAGCCCATCAAAGCCCATTCTACTCCCATGGTGATAATTTTCCTTGCCAGAACATCTCGCACGCTATCCTTTTCTCATCATCATATAGGTGCGACCAGGGCTTATGATCAAAATAATTTCCCTGGTATTGAGAATACCATTTAACAATGGCATCATCTACGTCGAGTTCGAAGTCAGTCATCATGGTGGTTTTCCTCCTTTTCATCCTTTAGCCAACAGGCTCCACACCAGAACATCCCTTTGTCTTTAACAACGGCATCTTCTTTTTCGCATTCGTCACATTTATATAGGGCTACCATAGCATATTAATGGCGCGTAGCCCTACTAACAGTATGATAATTGCCCCCGTATAATGAATAATAAGCCTACTTAATTTATAAGTATTAGTACTGGTGTCTCTTGTGGTCATGATCTTATCCTAATTTTAACATAAAAAAAGCCAGGTGGTAGTTACACTACCCCTGACTCGATCAGCCCGAATGACTTATCGCACAAGCCATCGAGACCTATGGCGTTAGCATAGATATCAATGGCTTGAACATAAGCTATGCCGCTATTTTTAGAACTGGCGCGTCTAGTTTAGCTAGTGAAACCAATGCAGCTTGCAAGATAGCCTTGCGAGCCATAGCCTTAGACTTGTCGCCCTTAAACTTATCGACCTCTTTATCTGCGCGCTTTTCTTGGCTCTCAAGATAGGCGTCGAATTGATACAGTTTATCCCAATCAGTTACGGTTTCTTTATCCATACCATACTCGTAAAATGGCACTTTCTCAGCTTGTTCAATCAAAAATACTTTCTTGGTCTTTTTAGGTTTAACCAAGATATTTAGCTTGGTGTCATACTTGTAAGGCGTATGATCTACTATGTGTTGAATAAGCTTTTCAACTTTCACACCTTGCGGCATTGCCACAATAAGGCGCGTCAATAGAGTGGAGTCGCCATGCGCCTTGGCGTGTTCCATCGCAGCCATTTCAACTTCCACAACCTTAGATTGAAAGGTTGCGCCACTACGCTTCAATTCGCCAATTTTACGTGCGATTACTTTTGCGTCCATTGTCTTATTCCTTTATTTGATTGATAAGCACTACCCATGTAATGCGCAAAATCCAGACATATTCCAGGCGTGAACTTTGCGCATTACATGACTTTTGCTGTCAGTCATGCAATACACGGTATAAAGCTTCCCCTGCTCACAATCGACTAGCCACCTTGGGACTAATACAAGCTCGCAAGTGTTACTTTATAACGTGGAATTGGTTCTAGGTTTCTCACCTTGAGATTTCAATCTCATAACATATCGCATAACATGCCCACATAGTGGGTGGGTGCTGTTATGCAATGTAATTAGCGCCATGCTATTGGCGCACGCAATTTTATAGGACATGGCAAGGCTTGGTGTACCTTGCTTGCGTTTCCTGTATTCAAGTTTGACATATTGTTACGCTTGATTAGCT